AAAGCGCAAGCGGTCCATTATTCGTCTCCAGGCTCGGGGTCAGCCGGCGGTTTGGTTGGCTTCACTGGCGCGGCTTGCGCCGGCGGCTGCGGAAGTTTGTCCGCCTCAGGATCGTCGCTGCGGTCCATGTCTTCGAAGTCGCGGACTTCGTTCTGCGTACCCCAGCCCTTTGAGCCGCCAGAGCCAAGCATTTTCGAGTAGTAGTTCGACTTCTCGGTTGGATTAGCGCTCATCATCGCGTTGACGACGAACTTCGTATAGTATCCAGCGCGCAGATCTTCATCGGTGAGCAGGTTGACGTTCGCGCTCTGCGAAACCCGCCGGTAGGTCGGGTCAAGCGTGTAAGTCCTGTGCGCCTGAAAGAACTCGGAGGCGCTTGCGAAAGTCGGAGACTGGTCACCGGCGTGACCGATCATGATCGGCCACACCCGCATGCCGCGGCACATTTCCTCGCTCTGATGTATGGCGTTGACCCGAAGGATGACTGGACGTCCGAACTCGCGCTTCGCAAGGCAAACCCAAACTACGACGTCAGCGTGAATGGGGAATTCCTCCGAGCGCGCCAACGTGAAGCAATCAATAACGCCCGGAAGGTCGGTACGTTCAAGACCAAGCACCTCAACATGTGGGTGCAGTCTCGGTCGGCCTATTTCAATATCCAGCGATGGAACGAAAGCGCGCAGCCGAAGCTAAGGCTGGAAGATTTCGAGAAGCAGCCGTGCCGCATCGGACTCGACCTAGCGGCGAAGGTCGATATAGCCGCCATAGAGATTATCTTCAAACTTGCCGAGTGCGACTGCGCGGCGGCGAAGGATCTGACCGCGAAGGGATTCGAGTACGTCAGGTTCGGGAAATACTTCCTCCCGGAAGCGACGATCGAGCAAGGGGAAAACGAACACTATCGAGGGTGGGTCAACTGTCCGGAAGCGTGGATCACGCAGACGGACGGAGAGATGATCGACTACATCGAGGTGCGAGACACCATCATCGACCTGACGGAGAAGTTTCAGGTTACCGAAGTCGCCTACGATCCGCACCAGGCCATGATGATGGTCAGCGAATTGATGGCGAAGGGCATCCCGGTGATTGAGGTTCGGCCGCTGGTGCTGAATTTCTCCGAACCCATGAAGCAGATGGACGGCCTTATCCGATCAAGGAAGACCGCCCATAACGGCGACCCTGTCTACACATGGATGCTGTCGAACGTCGTGGCGAAGCCCGATGCAAAAGACAACGTCTACCCTCGCAAGGATCGCGAAGAAAACAAGATCGACGGACCCGTGGCCCACATGATGGCGCTCGCGCGGTTCATGACAGGCGTTGCCTCTCAATCCTTCTGGGAGGTCGCGGCCAGCGCTTAAAGGTATCGGTGCCCATGGGCCTCTGGAATAGACTCATCGGGCGAAAGGATGACGGCGCGCGCCAGATCACGTCATCGCTCGAATTGTTCAAAGAGGTTTACGGCGGGCGCCTTTCTGAGGCTGGGATTCCGGTCAACTGGCAGACGGCGCTACAGATCACGACTATTCTCGCCTGCGCAAGGGTAAGGGCAGAGGGCCTTTCAGTCCCGTTTCGGGTTTATCAGGAAACGGGCGGGGGGCGGAAGATCGCCAGCGATCACCCGCTCCATATGCTGATCAGCCGAAAACCGAATGGTTGGCAGACGTCGCTGGAATTTTTGGAGACAGTCAGTTTCCATCTCGATCTGACCTTCAATGCCTATGTGTTTACGAATAAGGTTGGAATATCTCGCGAGATTCGTGAACTAATCCCTATTGAGCCCGGCCGAGTTCGCGTCGAGCAGCGAAGCGATTATTCTCTCCGCTACTTCGTCCGCGGGAAAACCGGAGAAGAACAAGAGTTCGGGCAGGATGCAATCTGGCATTTGCGTGGCCCGTCTTGGAATTCATGGCTCGGCATGGACCCGATTTACATGGCGCGTAACGCCATCGGCCTTGCTGCTTCGCTAGAGCGGGGGCAGGGAGAAGGCCAGAAAAACGGACTTCAAACGTCGGCGGTCTACAGCGTCAAGGATAAGCTGGCTCCGGAAAAGTTTTCGTTCCTTTCGGCTTGGATGGACAAGCATCTCCCAGGCGCTGAGCGCGCCGGCAAGCCGATGATCCTGGACATGGATGCCGATCTGAAAAGCATCATGATGACCGCCGTCGATCAGCAGTTGATTGAAACGCGAAAGCACCAGATCGAGGAAATGTGCCGCGGCATGCGGGTGTGGCCGATCATGATCGGTCACGCCGGTGACCAGTCTCCAACTTTCGCAAGCGCCTCCGAGTTCTTTCAGGCGCACAGGACTTACACGCTTGACCCGACCTACCGGCGGGTTTCGCAGAGCGCCAACGTCAACCTGCTCACCGACGATGATCTGCGGTCGGGCTATTACACGAAGTTCGTTGTCAATGCGATGATGAGCGCGAACCCGACTGAAAAGGCCGAATACTATTCGAAGATGCTCGGCTCTGGCGGGTCAAAGGGTTGGGGCACTCAGAACGAGGTCCGCGATTTCGAAGACATGGATCGCAGTGACGATCCGGAAGCCGACAAGCTGCCGCAGCCCGCTCAAGCGGCTGCACCGGTGGCCAAGGCTGATCCGGTGGACGTGCAAAAGTCAAACATCGGACCGGCCGAAGCCGTGCAGGCGATGGTCGATGCGGTCAAGGCGATGCCGGCTCATGTGATTAACGTCACCACGCCGGACATCAACGTCTCGGCGCCCGACGTCAACGTGACCACGCCGCCGGTGACGGTGACGGTTCACTCCGAGAAGCGCGGGGCAACCCGCAAGACCGTTGAATCATACGATGCGACAGGCCGCATCGAGTCGATCATCGAGCAGGAAATCGAGGATTAGGAATGCCCAAATCGACGGCTACATGCAATTCCCTGCTGGCGCTGATCTTCAACGCCACGACATGGAACCTGATCGCGGAGAACGACAGCTCGTCTCCCGCGACCAACCTTTATCTGTCGCTGCATACCGCAAGCCCAGGCGTCGGCAACGACCAGACCACGAACGAAGCCGCATACACGAACTATGCCCGTATCCCGGTGGCCCGCACGACCGGCGGCTGGGATGTGCCATCGGGCGGGGCAACGGCGAATGCTGCTCTGGCCCAGTTCGCACAGTGTGGCGTCACGGGTGCGACCATCACCCATGTGGCGATCGGTACGGCGGCAAGCGGCGCGGGTACGGTGCTATACGCCGGCGCCCTGTCGTCTTCTCTGGCCGTTGCAAACGGCATTCAGCCGCAGTTCGCTGCCGGCGCATTGGACGTGACCGAAACATGACCACTTACGAATGCAAGGAGTGCAAGGCACCCGTGACCATGGAAAATGGTACCGCGCGCAAGGCGTGTTCCTGTGAGGCACCGATCATCGCCAATCTGACCGCTGTGGCCTATGGCCGCTCCGCGATGTCACACGACCACAAATGAGCTTCGCCAACGTCGCAGCTCTCGGGGATATAGCGGAACAGGGCAAGTTCCTGACGTTCCGCAAAGTCCCGGCGGTCGTGACCGTTGCTGGCTCCTGGTACGATTACAGCATGGCGCCGGGCAATCCGGCGCCGCAGTATTACGCGGCCGCGCCTTTGACGGCCCAGACGCTCGCGAGATCGACGGACGGCGGGCTGCACCACGGGGCCAACGTATCGCCCTCGAAGAAGTATCTGCGACGCATCACGGCGATGGCCGTTGCGGCGGCGGGTGTTCCGCAGCGATTGTATCTGCTGGATTACCTGATGTTCTACCCGTTCGTCGACATGGGCACGACCGACGAACAGGCGATGACGAATACGCAGGTTCTGACCCGATCGACGGATGGCGACGGCGTCCAGATGATGGCGGTGCTGGTCGCGCCGCACAGCCTGGCAGGCGATACCTTCGTTGTGAACTACACAAATTCGGAAGGCGTTGCCGGGCGGGTGACGCCGCTGCATACGATGAACACCTCGGTCGCGGTCAACGGCACGCTGCTGCCAACGCAGCGGGCCGGAGCCCGCTGCTTCGGACCGTTCATGGCGTTGCAGGGTACAGACAGCGGCGTTCGCAGTATCGAGTCCGTGACGTGCACCAACGGGACCGACGTGGGGCTGTTCACGATGGTGCTGGTGAAACCGCTGGCTGAATTGACGGTGCGAGAGATCACCGCGCCGACCGAAAAGGACTTCTACCTCCAGTCCGGTGGCAAGCTGCCGCTGATTGAGGACGACGCCTATTTGAACTTCATCAGTTGCCCGAACGGTTCGCTCACCGGCGTTCCGTTGCTCGGCGACCTAACTTTCGCGTGGACCTGAATGGCTGGTTTTACGTCGCTCGACGACCTCATTTCAGAGATGACGGTCAACGGCAAATTCAAGCGGTCGGACTGGAACAAGCTGACGCACGCGGTCGGCGCGCAGGCGGCTGGTACGTGGTACGCGCTGGCTCACGCGACCGGAAATCCCGCGGCTATGACGCTGGGCGCGGTCGGCACCAACCTTGCGTTCCACAACGCAAATGACAGGCTGACCGGATCGATCCCGCACGGCGGCGATGTTGCTCCCGATATCAAGGCCATTCTGAATGCCTCGGCATTCTCCGCTGCGGCCACCTCGATGCCAGCGATTCTGATGCTGGTTGACATGCTTGGCTGGTATCCGGTCACGACGACGACGACGACGGGCAACCAAACGCTGGTGAACTCCAAGACGTTCACGGCGACCGCCGCGACGCCGACGGTTCTGACGATTGCAGCGGGCTGGGATATTCAGCAGGGCACGCCGCTGCGCTTGACCAACTCCGGCGGCGCGCTCCCGACGGGGCTTTCGACGAACACGACCTATTACTGGAACCGAACGGGCGCCACGACGGGCAACCTTGCGACCTCGCTCGCCAACCTCGACGCAGCGACCTATGTCGCAGCGTCCGACACCGGAACCGGCACGCATACGGCCGCGGTCTATCTTGGCGATCGGGCGCCATCGCACGGCGCTGGCGTGCAGGCCTTCCTGACGCCTTCCGTCGCGCTCGGCGCTGGCACGCCGAACATCCAGTTGACGTACACCAATCAGGCGGGTGTCGGATCGCGGGCGACGCCGACCACGCTGCCGATTTCGAACGCATCGGCGCCGATCGGGCAGATCGAGTATTCCGGCACTGGCGCCGGCAAGTTCGGACCGTTCGTCCCGCTGCAGGGCTCCGATTCCGGCATCCAGAAGGTCGACCAGTTCAGCTACAACGTGACGCACACCTCGGGCACCACGAACATCGTGCTGGCCCGGCCGCTGCTTACCCTGCCCATGACGACCATCGGCGTTGCGGCCGAACGTGATTTGCTCAACCAGATGCCGTCCCTGCCGCGCGTTTTTGATGGGGCCTGTCTGACATGGCTGATGTACGCGGGCGCGGCTACACCGGTCGCCAGCGCGTTCTACGGCCACCTCGACACCGCATGGGGATGACATGCTGATCGGGAACTATAGCGTCCTCTCCAAGCATCCCGGCCGAGACATCGGCGGCGGCGCGACTGGACTAGGATACAACCGCGGCGACCGGCCGAAAACCAGCATGATGCGCGGGGCATTCACTTCCGGCAACTGGAGTGCCAAATCTGGCATTCCTGACGGCTACCGAGCGCCCTATGCCTGGATGCTGCCGATCAAGCCGGGAGCAATCTCGGCGCGCAACAGCATTGTTGGCGCCGGCGATCTCACCGCGGCCGTGGCCGGCGGTCTGAACGCCGAAGCCGACCTTACTGGCTCGGGAGACTTGGATGCGACCGGCCAGCTCATCATTTCGATGGTGGCTTCGCTGGTTGGCTCCGGTGACATCACCAACGCCGACGCTGTGGCGTTCCTACAGCTCGCAGCCAGCCTCGCTGGTGCGGGCGATATCGCGGCGTCCCTCAACGCGCTTGGGGCCGCTGCGGCGGCTCTGTCGGGCGATGGCGAGGCTGCGGCGACCATTAACGCGCTTGGCACCCTGGCGGCGTCCCTGGTGGTCACGGGTGATGCGCTTTCGACGGCCAATGTCGCCGATGCCATTCTCGACGCGCTGAATGGCATCGAGCAGGGATTGACCGTGCGGGAAGCCATTCGTCTGATCGCAGCGGCGACGGCGGGCAAGGTAAGCGGTGCAGGAACGTCTACGGTCACTTTCAGGTCGGCCGAAGCCGACGATCGCGACCGCATCATTGCAACGGTGGATGGTTCCGGCAACCGGACGGCGATCACGACCGATCTGACGGATTAGCCGATGTCAAACGACTTCTGGTCGAATGGCTATTGGGACGAAGGTTACTTCCCCGACGGGTACTTCGGGGTCGATGTCGATGCGCCGCAAGGCTCGATGGTTGCCAGTCTCTCCGGGTCGGCCAGCCTGGCGGCCAGCGCAGGATATGTCGCAAATCTTGCAGCGAACCTGGCCGGTTCGAGCGATCTTGAGGCGGAGATCACCACCCCGCAGGTTGCGGCGGCTGGCGGATATTCGAGGCGGTACCGTCGCGGCAACGTGGTCTCGGCGCCGCTGCCGGCCCGCGCGATCATCGCCGAAATTTCGGCGCAGATTGGCGGCTCCTCGGTAACGACGGCAAAAGCGACGGCAACCGCTTCGTTGTCATCCGAGATCGAGGCCGGCGCTGCGGTTTCGGCAAGAGTTGAGTCCGTTTCATGGGTCGCGCGGGACAACGCGCTCTGGTTGATCGCCGCCTGATGGAGAAATCGAAAATGGACCGCTTTCGCTTC